CTTAGCCGAAGCGGACGCGAGACAGCCACTCCGCGAGAGGAGTAGACATCTCGTCGTCCGAACGGATCTCTAGATCTGCGATGATTGCAATTTCATCTAGAGATGGCAGCGGATCCTCTCGGATTTCCGCCACTTTGGTCACGAAGGTGACCCAGTCTCCAAGTTCCACATTGAACAAATTGGGAGCAACGACTCCCTCCTCATACATGCTGACAAACTTGTATTTCCAGTATGGCTTGAGCCGCTCTAAGGCGACCTCTTTCGTCTCTTCACTAAGACCTTCTGCTTTAATAGCATAGGCGTCAAGCAAAGCCCGTCCATAGGGATTAGTTCCATACTCCGCTGCACACATAGTGAGCGCGTAGCAATAACATTGGACGGCTTCATCTTCCCCCTCGACCATCGGATAGATTTCCGATAAAGGGGCAGATGTTGTGAAGAGTTTCTCTGGGGTTATAGGGGTCCAGCAAAACAGGCCTCCCGACCTGATCCACCATCCTCCCACCAAATTTGCCTCACGCATGGAGCATTGGCGGAGATCCGCCGTGCTGTTGCCTGTGGTGGCGTACCCGAAACTAGAATACACCGCTTGGATTTGAGGGCCTACGTCCCTCTCAAAGCCCAACTGCTGACTGATGACATCCACACAACGGGTTATCGGAAACAAATGCCCAATGCCCGTCTGAGAGCTGGTAGATGGCAACCCCGAAAGGGTTCCAACTTCATCTTGGTACCAGCGGAAATCCATCTTACCCGAACGGGTTTTCAAGACTCCGTAGCGAACGCCGGAACTAAGAGGAACAATTCCCTCCCAGATCCCCGGTTCCATACCACACTCTCTGTAGACTCTCCCAACTTCCCCCTGGAATTGCTCCCCACTATGAATATCGAAGGCCGAGATGTCCAAAGACAACGACCATGCAACACCGTTACGACCACGCAAAAACGTGACGTCGTCGCCCACCCAGGCGACCGCAATAATATTCTCCTCTTCTTCTACTCTTTCCATGAAATCAGTCATGAAGTAGGTTAGATTACGCGATGATGCGCCGTAGACCCAGTAGTAACATACATACACCTGTTGTCCCAGTAAATCTGTCCTAGGGTGTAGTTTGTACTCGAAGTGAATCTTGTCTTGAGGGTTCTCAGTCCCCAAGTGTACGGCCATGATTTTCTTTTGTAGTGGCAACACGTTTGCCTGCAGGTCCATGGTTAACTCGCGTGGGACTAATGAGATCGTCCGAGGTTTGATTGTACCTTCGGGCGTGCCGTCGTCCTTGATGGACAACTTCTCATCGCTTTTCAGCATACACCGGCCGGGGTTGATGGGGTGTACACTGCTGGAGTATATTTCACTGGCCTCCATATACTGGGCTACTTTCCATTGAGGATAAGTCGCATCCCAATATTCCTGCATTTCGTCGATCGTGTAAGGTCGCCATTGACCTTTGATCGCGTCGGTCTGCAAGACGTCACACACAGCTCGAAACTGTCTCCTGAACACCCCTGGTTGGGGCCGGAACTTCAGCTCGCCTAAATTGCGGACGATGATTGCCTTCAACAGGTTTGCACCTGCATCTTGGACTTTGACAAACCGGGTCGTTGTGTTGACGATTTTGGTCGTTACCCGTTCGGGATCCGACTCAAACATTTCCGATGGGACGTCCTCTAGATTCGCCCAAACCCCGTCCATACTTATTTGGACTTGGTCTGGCCTACTCAGAGTGTCCGCTAGTTGTTCTATTTCGGAACAAACATTGCGGTCCTCCGTGAGGAAGGTCTCCATGACTACGTGATACCACTCGGAACCCCAACCTGCCTCTTGGATGAAAGGTAGGATGTAATTGGATGCCAAATGCAACAAGATAGCCACCGGTAATGGGAGTAGAGACAACAAGAAATGTGCCATAGCTCTCGCCGCGAATTCCCTTATGGACCTCAGGTCCAGGGGACTTATTCCGCGACTCGCGCATCCGAGGAGTGTTTCTATAATCGCTATGATTAGCGAGAAAGCGTAACCTATCCTCTTCAGGCGCTCCTCAATTGCGATCTTGAGAACGTCGTATCCGACACTCAGGATCACAAGAAGGGCTGTCTCTATCCATTCGTGATCATGGAACACTTCCACGACCCGTGTTGGGAGATTTTTATAGAAACCGACATCCGCAAGGAATTGGCGACACTTTTTCAAGCGCCGCTGTACCATGCTCGATACTACACGGAGGGCTTTGGGAGAGAAGAGATCCAACGTCAGATCTTGTTCTGCGTAAAGCAGTTCATCTTCTGTTGAGTTTGCACCAGGGCGCATCCAATAAGGCCCAGGGTCTTCCCCTTTTCTAGCCTTTCTCTTTGCGCGGATCTGGTCGATCCAGTCTCTGACCATGTCGCGAAACATGACCAGAAGCTTCAGAACTAGTTTGGCGCCTTTAGCAACAAACGCCACTATGTTCTGTTTTCTCATCATACCGCCAACCTCAGTCGCGATGTCCTCC